CTGCCGATAAACCCACCGGCACCAAGGACAAGAGCTCGCTTAGTGTAATTCATACTGGGTGGTGGAAAAGATTCTCTTTAGTATACTGGGTAACGACCCCATCTATGTAGTCTAGCATAGGTTCAGTAATAACTGGACTGGAACCTAGGAAAAATACATCATCTAAGACTCTAGATGCGTTGGGATAGTTTCTATAATCTTCTAGTCCTCTATAAGCAGGGTGCATCAGCACATTACCTGCGAAATAGTTCCTAGTTTGGATGTTATGTTCCTCTAAATATTTTACAAGGTGGTGTTTACCGTACTCGTAGACGATAGGAACACCAAACCAACTTGTTTCTGCATGTTCTTTCTCCTCAATAACCCTCGCACCAGGGATCTTAGAGAAGATCTCATGAAGACGAGCTTTGTTGCGACGACGGATAGCATGTATCTCGTCTTGCTTCTCCAACTGTACGAGACCAATAGACCCTTGCAGGTCAGCAGGTTTGAGGTTGTATCCTTGAACGCCAAAGACATACTTATGATCGACATCCTTGTCGTACCCTTCCAACCAGCGATCAAATCTGTTACCACAGACACCGTTGGTCAGTTTATTCTGGGCTCCTACACAGAAGCAACCACGACCCCACCAGGCGTAAGATCTAGCGATCTGAACAATCTCCTCAACGTTAGAGGAAACCATTCCGCCTTCGATCGTGCTGATATGATGCGCTGGGTAGAACGAACAAGACGCTGCGATGGCGTGTTTGGTAAGGAACTCACCTCGCCACTTGCTACCCAAGGAATCACAGTTGTCCGCGATGTAGTGAATGTTGTAAGCGCGAATAATCTTGATAAACTCATCAAAGTCATAGGGATTACCAAGGACAGGAGAAGAAAAACACGCCCTAGTCTTGGTGGTAATCTTGGACTTGATCTCATCTAGATTCCAGTTCAGATCATCGTAGTTTACATCTACGAATACAGGTTTCAGACCGTTCTGAATGATGGGATTGATCGTGGTAGGGAATCCACAAGCACAGACGATGATCTCATCACCATCTTCCCACTGGAAATACTTCTTTAGAGCAGCAATCATCACCAGGTTGGCAGATGATCCACTGTTCACCATCACACTGTGCCCAAACTCAAATCGCTTTGAGAAGGCACGCTCAAATTTATTCACCTCTTCACCAGCAGGCAACCACTTACCGTTTAGAAGGTTAGTGATTGCTGCTGTTACTTCTTTGTCATCCCAATACGGACCTGAGTAATAGATAGGTTTACCAGGTTCCCAATCCTTATTGGCAAGGTATGGGAATAGATTTTCACCTTCTGCCCGCAGGTTGTCAATAAACCCCGATACCTTTTCGCTTATAGACATAAGTCTTTGACAATAAATTCGTTCGTAATGTGTTGCTCAAATCCAAGAGACTTAAGTTTAGTAGTGTCCAACCAGAAGTCACGACACTGAACATCTTTGTGAAACTGAGGAGGATCCATGCTCGTGATCTTTCCTCTTGACTTTATGTAGTGGTCGGCAAGACTGATAATCTCAGACACTGTGGTCGGTTTACCAGACCCAATGTTGTAGATCTCATTTAACTCACCCTTCTCCATAACAGTCCAGATGGCACGACATACGTCGTCAACGTGCATTATATCACGACTGTGTGATCCATTGTCGTAGAGTTGGATGTCACGACCTGCTTTGAGTTCGTTGATCATCCAGCACAGTGCGTTCTTCTGACGAGTAGCATTGTGATCGTGTCCCATCACATTACACAGGCGAAGAATACGATACTTCATGCCTGTCAGGTCAGCAAAAGACTTGATTAGATCCTCAGCACACCTCTTGGTAATGGAATAGAACCCTGTAGGATTACATGGACTGTCTTCCTTGGCAGGCATGTATCCACCCTGACCATATACAAACCAGGAGGACACAAAGTTAAACACAATGTCCTGTGATCGACAGTAATCTAGAACTTCACACAGAACCTTTAGGTTAGTATCTACGTCACGGGTGATGTCATCCTTGACGTGATAGTTGTGGGTGGTAGAGATAAAATAAAGGATCTCTTTTGACCTAGGGTTGCGTTCATCGCGTCCCTGAATCTCAACGTAGGGTTCATACATCTTGGCAAACTTGCCACCGACGAACCCTGCCCCATAAAGTGAAATCATCGCGAAAGATACCAAGCAATAGTTCGATCAAGTCCTTCCTCAAATTCCATGGTAGGTTCCCATCCAGTACGTTGCTTAAGTTTATCGAAACTCATACCGTACCGCAAGTCCTGACCAGGACGCTCATCAGACACACCAATCAGATCGATTGGTTTGCCCATGAATTCTAGGATTCTTTTGGTAACTGTGCGATTGGACAGTTCACAGTCACCGCCGATATTAAATCTATCGTTGAGGATGCCTTGCTCTTCCAGCATCCAGATGGCACGACAGTGGTCTTCTACCCACAACCAGTCTCTGATCTGATGACCACCACCATACATGTAAGTAACTTCATTCTTGATTGCTCTAAAGATAACCTTTGGAATAAGTTTCTCTACGTGCTGGTGATATCCATAGTTGTTACTACAGTTAGTAATAAGATATGGAAGTCCGTAAGTGTTGTGCCACGCTGCCACAAACTGATCAGATGCTGCTTTACTAGCACTGTAAGGATTCCTAGGATCATAAAGAGTCTCTTCAGTAAAGAGATCCTCAGAATCTAACTCTAGTGATCCGAATACTTCGTCAGTGGAGACGTGATGAAACTTCTCAACATCAACTGCCAGACTAGCATTGAGAAGATTGATTGTTCCAACAACATTCGACTCTAGGAAAGGTCTGTAGTTCTTGATAGAGTTATCTACATGACTTTCAGCAGCAAAGTGAAAGATTTTCTTCGGTTTGTATTTGCTGAATACATGATTTACATGTTTCTCGTTCGTGATATCACACCATAGAAACTCGAATTGCGGATCCTCAGGTACATACCGAAGATCCGCAGCGTAAGTTAGGTTGTCCACGACGAGAACTTTTTCATCGGTGACCTTCTTCAGGTAGTGAAGAAAGTTGCTACCGATAAATCCTGCTCCGCCAGTAACTAATAACATTAGTCTGTATAATACTCCTTCATAGAAATTCTACCATAATCATCTTCGAGACGCACGATGTCGTCTTCATTACAGTGAGTTCCGTACTGGACTTCATAAAAAAGAATCCCCCGATCGCCTGCCGTCATACGATGACGCGACTCCTGAGGGATACGAAAGTGCTTACCAGGAAAAACTTCCTCGGTGTATTCATTCAACTGTACAGTACCAGAACCCTCGACAATAATCCAGTGTTCCATCCTGTGACTATGATATTGGAGCGAAAATCTTTGGTTGGGGGCAACGTAGATCTTCTTCAACTTGTAGGTTTTGTCAGGAGACTCCATGGTCTCATACCAACCCCAAGGTCTATCACGGTGAACACACGAGCTAGTTTTAAGCATGGTAAGTAAGGGTTTTTAGGCTCGCCACTTGCTCTTTGACTGGAAGCAAGAAACCAGGCGGGAGATATCCCATCCGCACCACCTTGTTTTAGGAACAAGGAAACCCGAGGGGTCAATGACCCATCCCGACCAGGGCGATTTTTATGTCTTCCCGAGACTTACGTTAGGACCCCACTGTCCATCAAATCATACTCTAGATTATCTAACACAAGGTTATAATCTTTCTCTGCGTTATCGTAGAAATATACGTTACGAGATTTGTAATACTTGAATACTTTCTCATACAAATTTGGATGCTCTTCATCGAGATAAACAGATCCTTCGACAGCAGCAGCAAGAACGCTGATTTCTGTCTTGAACTTGGAAAAGAATGGGCTTTTAGCCATTTGACTGTGGGAATACTCCTATTGTAATGTTTGCCCGTGTGGGCAATCGGGGTGACAGGATTCGAACCTGCGGCCTCACGCTCCCAAAGCGCGTGCTCTACCAAGCTGAGCTACACCCCGCAGACTAACGAACTTCGTATGACAAACGACGCACCTTACGAGCACGTCGCTTCTCTTGCCAAGCGCGATCTTCACTTGTCAGTCTAACAGGTTTGTCTATTGTTGTCAAATCTTCTTCTGTGACAACTACAAGTGACAGATCTACCGCAGAGATTTTATCTGTCGAAATCGTAGTCATGTTGCTGCAACCACATGACTTTACTTTTGTACTTGCTGTCAGTTCCACCCCGCAATTCTTGCAGAATACCTTTAATCTCTTTGAGTTCATTCTTCAATTCATCTAGTTCTTCATGTAGATCCTGATGATGGAAGCGAAAGGGCTTCTGGATCATCTTCTTCAACTTGGATGCTTTCATCAACCGGTTCGGTTTGAGATATTTATGATGCTTGCTGACGGGATCGAACCGCCGACCGCCTCGGTGTAAACGAGATGCTCTACCGCTGAGCTAAGCAAGCGAGACACTACACTTATCCGTATGCTATGTGGGCGATGCACCCAGTATACTGACAGTTTGTAGTGGAGTAATTAGAAAGTAACCAACTTTCCATCACAGTGTGGTTAGCACCGTCGCGGGCGGACTCATCCCCCGTCGAACTCCTCCGCCTGGGCTTGAACCAGGGACATTCTGATTAACAGTCAGACGCTCTGCCAACTGAGCTACAGAGGATTATAGTGGGAGAGACCCAATGTCGGTAAGAGGACTTGAACCTCCACTCCACAAGGGAACTGGTACCTAAAACCAGCGCGTCTACCAATTCCGCCACACCGACAGGATTGGATCTCTCTACACTTCCTTCACACGGACTTGTACATTATATACTAATCTGGTGAGGAAGTCAAGCCCCCGATCTGATTTGAACAGACGACCTGAGCTTTACAAAAGCCCTGCTCTACCACTGAGCTACAAGGGCATTACGGGTTATTTATCGCGTAAGTACTCGACTGTTTTAGCGACATCACCCATCGCATCAGCGAGTACTTTACGTTGCCCGGACTCCTGAACTGATGAATCAGTATCGTCAGATAAAGTCCAACGCCACTGACCCATGTCTTTACAAAACCAAAGCTGAATTCTCATTCGCCAAATATTTGAATTGATCTCCTAGCATAAGGAGCACTATTTGATATGGTTGAGACCGAGTGTAATTGATTTTCTGTATTGATTACAAGCATACCTTTCTTAGGGCATAGGCAATGGAGTCCATCGTCTTCCCATAAGAACAAACCACCCCATTCCTTTTCCCAATCATTGAGATATAACGTAGCACCGAAACGATATGTATAGTCGTTATGCCAGTTGATACCAGATAGTTTTGTCCAGTAATGATAATACCAATGTATCTTTTTACATTGTGGAAACAAATCTCTTAATTTGCTTCTAACTAACAAACTACATTTGGGATCAAGATCGGCACTAAAACAAGAACCTACGATGCCGTCATAGAGAGAATCATGCCAAACTAGATTAGAGCTCCAAGCCCTCTTGTCTAATTTGGCGTCAATGTCTTCATTACAAAGGTTCAGTAGATCATCTGGCAATGCGTTCTCTACTAGTATCATCGAATGATATGCTTAGCATCGTTGTCAAAGATTTCCAGACCCTTGTCAGTCAGGATATGATCATACATTTGATCAAACACTTTGGGCGGCATCGTTACGACGCTAGCGCCATTATACCACGAGCGAACAGCACGTTGTACGCTACGGATAGAAGCAGCAAGAACCTGAGTCGGGCAACCGTGGATTCGGTATAGGTCGGCGATTGAACGAACAACTTCCAGACCAGCAACAGATTGATCGTCGAGACGACCGACAAAAGGAGATACATACTTTGCTCCGGCATTTGCTGCTAGAACTGCCTGTGCCGCACAAAAGATCAACGTCACGTTGACATTGATGCCTTCGTTAGATAGTTCACGGCAGGCAGTAAGTCCTTCTCGTGTAAGAGGAACCTTTACTGTAGTACACTGACCAAACTTATCATAAAGACGCTTACCCTCGCTGATCATTGTGTCGGCATCTCCCATTACTTCCATGGAGAGATCTGGTACACCTAGATCTTTGAGTTGTTGATATACATCTTCTGGATTCTTACCACTCTTTCTGATAAGAGATGGGTTTGTTGTGATTCCATCAATTAGTCCTGTGGACCAATACTTCTCAATGGTGTCTGTATCTGCGCTGTCTAGAAAAATTCTCATCGTAAATGATTATGATGACGATCCGACTTGGATTTGAACCAAGGACCGACTGCTTAGAAGGCAGTTGCTCTATCCGCTGAGCTATCGGACCATGGATACATTATATAGCATCCTTGCTGAGGCGTCAAGACCTATATAATGTACAACCTACTGTAAGAACTGATGAGAAAACTTCTTGTCGCAATGCTATTTCTTGCAGCAGCGCCCGCACATGCCGACCTCACTCATAAATTGTCATCGTCGGTACAGTTGAACGTCAATTCTGCTGCTACACAAGCAACGAGAATTGGAAATACCTACAGTATTAGTGGTAATAATGTGAATACCACAGACGGTACGACTGCTGGAACTATCTCAACAGGTGCTATCACAAGTGGCATCTACGCCCCTGGTGCTATTTCCGCAACACAAAAAACTGCTGGAGAAGCATTCTCCTTTAGTGCTTCATTTACTCAAGGTGATGTAATACAAACTTCTGCTCCTACTGTAGGACAGGTTAGTGCCTTCGGTTCACAGATTTCTAATGCTGGTGGTACCACAGGCGATCTAGCAGGTACTATTACCTCTAACGGTCAAATGACAATAACCGCTGGTGGAAGTGGTACAAGTGCTACCGGTCAATTCGTAAGCGAAATCACCACGATGAAGTGAGTCTAAACAATGACCCATTTTGGAAGGACGATTTGGTGTACTGCGATAAGTGTGGCAGCAGTAGTTCTTACTGCTGCTGTCTCAAAAGCAGTCCCAGTAGTCCCGAACTTCACCCAGGGCTCGATGTCGAGCCATACAGAGACGACATCGACAGTGACTGAGACCATCAATTCGATGGACTACAGTACTGGGTATCAATATTCTGCTACTGGAACTGGTGTTACAGCATCAGGTAATCTGTCACCAGGAACAGGATCGACTAATGTAACTATTGATGGAGTGACATCATCATGGACAGGTGTGACAAGCAAACCCCAATTCACACAGACAACTCCCGGAGGAGCGTTCCAGTTCACAGAAACGTACTCGGGACCCGGTTTACAAACACATACGATAATCCAAAGAGAAACGACAATAACCAGCGTAACGGACACCACAAGTATCTTCCAGCAGTAATCCTATGTCTACTCAACATTGCGACTGTCCCTGCCACACTGGCGGAGTCTGTAGGGGGTGTAAGTGCGACAGCAAGTCCTGTCGCTAATAGCTCAGGCTCAGTGACCAATCAGGCGATCCAGGTATTACAAGGCCCATATATCACTAACACTTATGGGGGCGGAATCCAGTGTCAAGGTGAGACTGTAAACTTCACACCATTCATTACTGGATCTGCCTCAGCACAAAAACCCTTTGAGGGTTACTATGATGATCCAGTATATGATATGCGTGACCTCGATGAGGACGGCTCTTTAGATAATCCGGGAGATATTTTATATTACATGCCGACCAGGACTGGACAGAAAGATAACTACAATCTATCAGTAGGCATCAGCGCCACCTGGAGCGTCCCTAAGGACAAGAAACTACAAGAACTGTGTAAGGACGCAGCGACGACTCAGATCGCCTTACAGAGGCAACTGACTGCCAATAAGCGGTTGGATTTTGAGATCGCTAGACTTAAAAATTGTGGAGAATTATTAAAACAAGGAATTCGCTTTGCTCCGGGCACACGATATGCTACCATATGTGCCGACGTGCAGGTAAAAGGTGTGAACTTTATGGTTAAACATAAGCATCCTATTCCTTCCCCTTCAGTTTCCGAATCGCGTGGGAACGGATCCGCTGCTGATCTCGGCGCTCCTTTAACGACTCGATAACAGTTTTCTTTCCAAGTTTTTCTTTAACCTTTGCCATCACTTTTTTGATGGTAGGTTTGATTACCTTGAGAAGAATGTCTGCCAAAGGTTTGGCAAGCAGTGCCGACGTGGTTGCTACAACAGCAATGGTTGCTGTAGTGGTTACTTCCGGGGCAGAAGGTAGATACTTTTCAATAAAAGGTGTAGGTTTTTCTGACGGTTCTTCTGTCGTCGCGGTGTTAATCGGTACGACTTTTGATGTATCAGGTACTTGTGGAGTTTCAGGGGTCTCAGGCGCTGGTACTTTAGGTACTGGTGCTGTCTGTTCTATGACCATGTTCTCCGGTTCGTACTGAATCGGATCGAACGAAGGAGTATTAGCGTCACAATATACTCTTACACCATCAGGATCATCGTCCATGATAGTTTGAGAACCTTCCTCATGTGCTTCGACACATCCAGGAATGTTGATGATCGGCACACCCAAAACTTCGGTGACGGGTGCTACCGGTGGAATTGCTATGGGAGGACTACTCGTCAACCACGTCGGAATGTCCGGTATGTCCAGACTCTTCGTGTCTATGTTGATCGGGGGGATTTCTATCGTCATAAGTCAATACCCACTTCACAGTGTAACCAACCCCGATTAGGAGTATGATCAAAGATATGATCACACTCCATGTAGGATCATTCGGATTTTCCAGTGGTCTTAGTATGAGATTCATGTTTAGCGAATGGTTCCCAATGTTCCCATCCATATTTGTGGACTGCCCACATTCCTAGGATAGGGACGAACACTAGGCACCAGCTTAGAATCCCTACCGTATAGGGGTTATTTAGTACCCACGCTGCTATCCTTCCCGCTGTGTGCATCTTTCTCTAGTTCCCGATACTTTTCTAGATACTTTTCGGATTCAGTTTCGGTGATCAAAGTCATCCCTGACTGTTCGAACTCTTCAGTTTTTTCTACTTTAGACATTACTTTAGTACCTTGTGAGCAGTTCCATCACCATCATACTTGTCAGTATCATAATAATCATTATCTCCTTTGATAAAACCAAAGCAGATAGTAGCAACGACAAAGGGGATTGCTCCCCAGATGTAAACGTTAGCGAGTGTCATCTTACGTCGTGTCCTCCGAACATTGCTCGCATTCCGTTAAGGATTTTGTTTGCGTATCGTCCGAGTTTTCTAGACCCAAAACGTTCGAAGAGAGCAGTAGCAATAACAGGGGTTGGAACACCGAGATCCACAGCAGCGTGAACAGTCCAACGACCTTCACCAGAGTCTGATACTCCTCCATCGAATTTGCTAAGCTCAGAATCGCTGCGTAGTACATCAGCTGTAAGGTCAAGTAACCAAGACCCAACGACGCTACCGCGACGCCAAAGCTCAGCCACTTCAGCACAGTTAATATCATACTGATAATCCCTCGGATCCTCCATCGGAGCAACCTCAGCATCGCCTTCAGCAACGTATGCTGACCCAGCATTAGCTTCATGCAGGATATTAAAGCCTTCGGCGTAGGCTTGCATGATTCCATATTCGACTCCGTTGTGAACCATCTTCACAAAATGACCTGCCCCTGCTGGTCCACAATGTAACCACCCGAACTCGGGAGATGTGAGATAACTTTTTGGGTCAGTTCTTGGGGCAGCACCAACTCCTGGGGCAAGGGCACGGAAGATAGGTGAACAAACGGATACTGCATGATCTGTTCCACCAACCATAAGACAATATCCACGCTCCAGACCGTAAACACCACCACTAGTACCACAGTCAAGATATTGGATCCCCAACTTAGACAACCGTTCCGCCCTGCGTCTACTGTCTTTAAAATTGGAATTGCCATGATCAATAATAATATCACCTTCACCACAACTGAGTAGAAGTTCATTGATCGTGTCCTCGACGTTTTCTGCTGGTACAACCATCATGAATACACCAGGACCCTTCGACTTCACCTCTTGACATAGAAGTTCGATCGATGTGGTGACACCGGAGACATAACCTTTCTCAAATGCCTCTTCTGCTTTGGCATAGTTTCTGCGGTAACCCCAGACCTCAATGCCTTCTTTCATCATACGGCGAGACATACCCTCGCCCATGCGACCCAGACCAATAAGACCTACTTTCATGTTGGAAACTCCCAATGTGTTACTCTGTCTAAAATGTGATAAGGACCCCAACTACCTGACTGGTAGACATAAGGAGTTGTTCTGATAGGACACTTGTGTCCGGTACATAGAAGATCGTCAACGATCCTCCACGACTCTAGGACTTCCTCGGCATGGACAAAGTGTGATTGGTCTTTGTCAATGGCGTCCTTGAGGAGTTTTACGTATCCACCACCGGCAGAATTTGATTCATATGTGTGAGAAAGTGTTGCTTTCTGTACACGATCAGATATGCCAGGTTGTTTGATGTCAATAGACATCGCTAGATAAGGACTTGGTTGTATTCTAAACCGAATCTTATCAGGACTATCATGCCCTTCGAACATCTGAAGGGGTGGTTGTCTCAATTTTACTACAACCTCAGTACATCTGACTGGTAATTTTTTACCAGTTAGGAAGTAGAAAGGAACACCACGCCAACGCCAGTTGTTGACCTCTAGTTGACCACAAGCAAACGTTGCGGTACCAGAACCATCAGTGACATCCTCGTGGGATCTGTAGTCAGCATACTGACCAAGAACACAACGGTCGGTGAGACTGGTAGCAGCAAGAACTTTTACTTTCTCGCGGCGGATTTCCTTGGCATCAGCACGACAAGGTGGTTCCATGGCAATCAGTGCCAGGATCTGCATGATGTGGTTCTGTACCATGTCACGGACAGCACCAGCAGTCTCGTAATACTGTGCTCTACCTTCACATCCAAGGGTCTCAGAAGCGAAGATCTGAACCTCTTCTATGTAATTCCGGTTCCATAGGGGTTCCAGAAGTGAATTACTAAAGCGAGTGGCAAGAATGTTATTAACAGTATCTTTACCAAGATAATGGTCAATGCGATATACTTGTTTTTCGCGTAGATGTTCAGCAACCACTCGCTGTAGAGTATCAGCAGAACGAAGATCGGTCCCAAAAGGCTTTTCAATAACCACTCTGGATCTTTCTGCGTCATCTAGCATCCCCGTAGATTTTAGATTGACAATGGCATCACCATATCTTTCTGGCGGAACTGACAGAAAGTAAGTTGTGTCGTCGTCTTGAGTGTTTAATCTTTTTAGAGTCTCTGGGTTAGACAGATCACAACTAACGTAGTCAAGTCTATGGGTAAAGTCCTCAGGGTATTCCCCAAGATGCTGTAACCAACTTTCTCTGCCATGATTGGTTCTCGATGCTCCGATAATTTCGAATGTGTCAGACAGGAGATCCTGTTTATGGAGTTCATGTAATGCTGGTATAAGCTTTCGCTTACATAAATCCCCGGTTGCCCCGAAGATTACAAGTTTTTCTGTCATATCTTATCGATAGCAATCCTTAGTTCGTTAGCATGAGCAATCTCGTCGTTTAAAACTTCCAAGATTTCCTCATCCTCGGGGTGATGTGCCATGTATTTGGCGTAAGTTTCTGCTGCGTGTAGTTCTACCTCCCAAGACAGATGGTAAGCAAGGCGAGGAGCCACCCAGTAATAAACCACATTGACCCAATAATAGACAAGTACGAGATGTCTGGCAAAAGCGCGATCAACCCAACGAGTATTACCGCCCCTGCTTTCCATAAGTTCCAAATGTTCTGTTTCATTGACGCTCTGTTCGAAATGTTGTCTCATTAAGTACAGGTGGTCGGGTCCACGTAGACCCATTGACTCACGCAAATGAAGTACACTTAGGAACGCAAAATATGGTGCCCGAGCAATCTCCTCAAGCACCCAGAATCTTTGAATGTCTTTGCCTTTGTATAAGAAGTCAATGATACCAACTGTCAAATTGAGTGTTAGTTCATTGAATTTTTTCATAAACCGTCTCCTATAAAGACATCTGGTTCTTCGTCATCATCGTGAGCATCATCTAGGATGCCATCATACATGCGAAGTTGTTTGATTCTTTCTCGAAGAGATTTTAGTAACTCTCTTTGACAATCATCATTCGACATGTACCGTACCGATCATGCCCGCACCTTTGTGTGGTCCACACCAGTAAGTATAGTCACCTGGTTCAGGAAAAGCAACATCGAACTCTTCCCCAGGCATCATTGCTAGGGGTTCGTGACTTAACTCGGCGTGATCCTCCACGATAACGTTGTGTGGAGGGAGCATATTATTGATGAAATGAACTGACTCTCCAGCAGAAATGGTGACCTCGGATGGTTCGAAGACTAGGTTCCCACCAGAACCCATCTGAACGTCTACCGCCCAGGCTGGAAGCGCCAAGAACAATGAAGCGAACAGCGTAATCAACAGCTTCATGTTTCTTTATTTGTAACTATCTTATCTAGTAGAGAAGGATTCTCTTTAGTGTACCTCTCAAGCAGTTTTGTGTGACTATGACAACATTGTGACCAATTGCGACGAAGATTCTTCTCTAATGCCGCAGCATGTCTGGATTCATGGCGAACTTTCCATGCCTCATACCAGGCATACCACAGTTTTTTACAATCTTCAGATTTCTGGTTCGCAGCCTTCAATAGATCTTGCGAGGTCTCCTCCGACTTCACTACCTTTATCTGCTGCAAAGAGTGTGACGAATCCCCCGACTACGGGACCGACTATTGGAATACCAGTGAACCATGGTGCTGCTGCCGCTCCGAGACTAGCGCCTACAAGTCTTCCTTGGGATGCTCCTCCACCTTCCGCCTTGATACACTCTACGGTCTCGGCACTCAACTTTTTTTCTTCTCCACCCCCGGCGGTCACACCGCGTTCGATCATAGTTCGTACATCGCTTCTACCACCGATCCCGAAGAATCCATTACGAATTTGTGCGTCCTTCGTTGTTATCATGGTCTTAGGATCATTGGATGAGTATGTAATCTCATACCCATCCCTACCAGCTCTTACACTATATGATGTATACTCACCGACTGGTAGGTCTATACTAGGTAACTGACCGTTCTTAACGAGCAGTCCGATTGTTCCAATATGTGCCACACCTACTAACGTCCCTAGACTAAGTGCGAACCATTTCATTGTTTTAGATGGTAGGTTTTACAGGAGGTTCCCCGTCATCTGTTTTGATAACAAGGGGTGCTTGTTCGATACGAATGGTTTGAGCAGGGGCAGTTTTTGCTGCTGCCTCAATAAGACGTTCCATGTCTGCTTTAGTAATAGAAGCAGCAGGAGCACCTCCATTAGCACCATTCTTCTTCGCTGTCTGGACCCCGAACGAAGCTAAAACCCCAGTAAACACGGAGGCTATGAAAGTTGGATCGAGCTTTTGTTCAGGAATACCTAGAGCAGGTGGTAGTTTGATATACGCTAGGGTTAGGATACCACCGCTCCATACTAGAATACCGAGACGAACAAATGTGCTAAGAATAGCAAACTGTTCTTCTCGGTCATCTACACCTTCTTTAAGTTTTTTAAAAAATCCCTTCTTTTCGTCAGGTTTCTTATCCATGCCCTAGCATACAAGCTAAGGCTATTTAGAGATGTAACCTTCGTCCTCAAGGAACTGACGGGTCAAGGGTGTGGGTTCATAGATCTCCCACATAGCACCAGTAGCACAAGCAGCAAGAGCTTCCTGTGTCATACCAGCGGTCTTGCCTGCCCAAGTTGCTTCTGCCTCCCAGGGCACAGCGTGCTCTGGATAGGTTCTCTCTACGATCTCACGCCACAGTCCTGGCACCTCATCTTCAGGTTTAATGATGGCGATAAGACTATTCTTGATAGTGCCTGCCATACAATCCTGGGCGGCGTGCCAACCTTCGTGACGGGTAACACTCATCAACACACCAGGACGGTGCATGAATGCT